TATGAAAATATTAAAACACCCTGACACATTTTTAAGACAGCCCACTGAAGAGGTAGAATTTCCATTGAGCGAAGAGAACAGTATCATTATAGATAATATGATTAAGCTTATGTACATTGCCAATGGTATAGGTCTAGCAGCTAATCAAGTTGGCTATAACAGACGTATGTTTGTAATGGACACAAGTAATGAAAGAGACAAGCCACAAGTATTTATTAATCCAGTAATAAAAGCAAAAAATAATTTAAAGATGAAAGATGTAGAGGGGTGTTTGTCTTGTCCAGGAGAAGAAGTAACAATGAGTAGATCTCTATCTGTTAACTTAGAATGGTTTGATAAAGAAGGAAACAAAAAACATCAAGGCTTTTTTCACCTTCCATGTCGAGTCATACAACATGAAATGGATCACTTAAACAATAAACTAATTATAGATGAAAAAAAATAAAACGTTACATGGATATTACTGTGCTAATGGAATTATCTGGGAGTTATGGATAGACGATGACGGTAATATTACACAAAAGAAAATGAAATAAACCTATCACAAGAGGGAAAGGTGATAGGTTATTGTGGTGAGAATAATTGGGCTCTAACACAATTTTGCCACATTGTCAAATGTCTTTGACTTCAGTGCAAGTAAACCTAATATATATCTGATGTTTGTTAACTTCTTGTTTTCCAATTTCTTCCATTTTTCTTTTTGATTCTTCATACCCTGCAATCATACAATGATACATATCGGGATATCTCTCAGGCCATTCATATGGCTGCAAACAAGTGCTCGCTGTATAGCTACACATTATTAATGTTAGTAAAATTTTCATCTTGACAAATCCTTATTCAATCCTATATATTGCTCAGAAATAAATGAAAGGAACTATGACTGATATAACAAAATATAGAAACGTTTCGTTAACGCACGAAACATACAAGACTTTGATTGCATTGTCGAAGGTATTATTACCCGATGCGACTTTGTCGATTAGTAAGACCATCGAATCAATTGCAAATGAGAAAGCGAAGAAGTTAAATGGCAAAATTAAAAAAGACTAACACTAAGATAGTAATATGTCCTACTTGTAAGGGGAATGGATTTGTTAAAGTTGCAAGTTTTCATTCTGACGCAATGATACATCAATGTTGGGACTGCGAATCAGAGGGAGAATTTTATGTTTATACACCCGAAACTATTAAGCCTGATCATTATGTTGATCCTATTACAGGCGATGTTAATAAGTTGCACTAAATGACTGAAGGCGACATAGCTTATCTTGCTGGCTTAATCGATGGTGAAGGCAGCATTCAATATAAACAATACATGCGTAAAAGAGCGCATAACAAAAAAGCTTATCCTACTTGGTCTATTAGATTAGAAATAGCCATGACTGATAAGGACACTATTAAATGGTGTCATGAAACTTTTAAAGTAGGTCATTGGGGCGAACGTAAAGTAAAACCTGGAAAGAAAAGACAATGGCGTTGGAGAGTATCCCATAGGGATTGTCTCAAAATCTGTGTCAATATTTGGCCTTATGCTAAAACTAAACTTCATAAGGTAGAACAAATAATAGATCATTACGAGACTTACGATGGGTTACCTAAAAACGTAGTTGATTTAGAGGAGTATAGACTTACTAGAAAATTTAATTGGAATTTACATGGCTCATAAAGATAAAGGTAGAAGGTGGGACGGTAAATCTAGAGTCGTAACGGACCTTTACCGAAAAAATTTTGACGAAATTTTTAAGAAAAAAGTATTAAATGGAGACGATCCTTTTAAAAAAAATGACGGGAGTGATAAGGTAGAAATAAGTCCCGAAGAAATGAAAGAAATAGAAGAAAGAAATGGTTTTTAAAAATAATAATATAACTATTAATAGTAATAGAATTCCTATTGATAGACTCAAGAAATGTTTCTCTATATTTCCTAAAAACTTACCACCTTATTTGGCTTCAATGCCAAGTTTAATTGATCCTAAGATACCTATCTCAAAGACTGTTCGTAGTTGTCCTGGAATGATTAATCTATTTAAGAATACTATTTTGTTTAAGAGTCCATTTGATATCCATGTAAACTTCGAGGACGACGGATCATGGAACGCTTTTGTAGGCTCTGGAGGTATGGGTAATAACACCGTTAATGCTCATGATGACAATCAACTGTTAAACTTTGTAAACAGTCCGTATAAATTATTATTAAAATTTCATTTTGAAATAATAATTCAATGTGATTACGCTGTGTATTTAACTAATCCATGGTGGCATTTTAAACCATATGAAACTATTCCTGGTTATTTAAATTGTAAAGAACCTGTTGAATTAAATTTTTTTGTACCGATTAGAAAAGAGTTAAAGGTATTGAAAATAAATTATGGGGATCCTTTGATGCATGTTAATGTAGAACATAAGGATAAACTAAATATTAAATTTAATAAAAAGAAAATAGATAATTGGAGTGAGCTTCAGTATCGATTCTCTACGCTAAAAAGTAAACTATTTAAGGCTAAATTTTATGATGGATGAAAAAGATTTAAAGGAACATTGGGATATTATAAACAAGCTCCAGGCTCCCAAATTAAATAAGAAATACAAGTATTTACAAGGAAAACAGATCACGGATCATGGAACTGGGACCAGGGTTTATGACTTCAATGGGTCTAGACTTCCAAGCGTAACTACGATATTAGGAGCCACCAAAAATCAACAATTTTTAAAAGACTGGAAGGCCAAAGTTGGAGAAGAAAACGCAGAACGAATCAAGAATTTATCTAGTAAACGCGGAACTGCCATGCACAAATTCTTGGAGAATTATATCACAGGAATTGGGTACGCTGATCTTACAGGGCTCGGACAAGAGGCGCAAGCCATGGCCGAAAAAATTATTGACGTGGGTCTCACACCTGTTGAAGAAGTGTATGGTTCAGAAATTACATTACATTATCCTGGCCTTTATGCTGGGAGCACTGATCTCGTTTGTCTTCACAATGGTTTAGAAACTATCGCTGACTTCAAACAAAGTAACCGCCCTAAAAAATTAGAGTGGATAGAAGATTATTTTTTACAAATAGCAGCTTACGCTATGGCGCACGACCACACGTACGGTAGTAAGATTAGGCAAGGAGTAATAATGATGTGTACTCCAGATTTATATTACCAAGAATTTAAAATACAAGATCATGAATTAAAACAATGGAAACATAAGTTTTTAAAAAGATTGGATATGTATCATGAGTTACAATTCGATGAAAAAGAAAAAACAACACCAATGAATCCGGAGGACTTCTTCAATGGCGCATAGCAACGACATATATAACGCTTTGGTTAAAAAGTATGAGGCAGATATGGCTGATGCAGAGGCTAAACTAAATATGTTTATGTACTCAAGTCAACTACTACCTGAACATGCTGATATAACTGGAGAGATCGACAAATTGCTGCATAAATATGTAGAATGTGGCGAAAAGTTGGCAACTTTAAAGCGTAAATACGGCAAAAGTAACTGACATATAAGAGATCTCACAGATATTTTTTGTTTTAAAAAAAAAAACATGAAAAAAAACTGTCATTCTGTCATTTTGAGCTATTAGTGTTGGTATACAACAATAATACGTGACAAAATTAGTGACAAAAAATGTTTTTATGACAGAAAATATTGTCAGTTGTACACTAATGTCACAGTAGCTCTATCCCGGTGGGCCAAACTTTTTTGAATTTCAAAACTGTAAATATCTGGTATATCTCTTATATGCCTAAGAGAAGAAGAAAACAAATCGCAACTCGTACAACTCCCGAAATACCTTTTCCTAAAGTCCGGGTGGAGTGGATAGACATCTTGAGTGACTCCGGCTGGGCTAGTGATAAAGAATTTGATAAAATGAAATTAAGTTACCCTGTCAATGAAGGTTGGTTGTATTCCAAAGATAAGAATTCAATTAAACTGTTTGCTTCTTTTGATCGGGATGAGGATGGCTTGACTTTTGGGGATCGGACGATGATACCAACTTCGGTTGTTCGGAAGATTCATAAGATTTAGTTGTCTCCTCAGCCACACCTTCGACACTTTTCAAACCTAAAAGAGGTGCGTAGTCGCTTAATAACTGTTGGCGTTTTGCTTGCAATTGCTCTTCTGTCATTTCCTCTAATTTACCTGATCTTATTTCTTTTTTGTCTACATATAATCCTGCAGCCTTTCCTCTCGCTACTTCCATATTACCGGCAGCGGAGAAAGAATTCTTTTTTAGAGCAAGACCTTTAATTCTATCGAGTTCAGCTAAGTGTTTGTCGTAAGTTACATTATGCTTCTGTAGTCTGTCTTCCGTTAGCTGTGCTTTGTATGCTACAACTAATGGATTCTGTCTTGGGTTAGTTAGCTCGGAGCCTTCCACGATTGCTCGTTTCGGACTGTAGCCTGCAAGTAAAGCTGCCTCTGTTTTGGAGACCGGCCCGTCAGGTCCGCCAAATACTAAAAATTCAACGAATCTTTTTTGCATTTCTGTAAGTCTTTTTGGTAATCCCATGATTGACAATTTAAGGTAAGTATCCTATATTGTCAAGCGTATGAAAGATAAACGTACATATACTAAACTGAAAGAACATGGAGAAGATATGAGCCACGAAAATGAAAGAAAACACAAAAATGATGATAGAGGGGCTTTAGATTTGTCCTACTTAATTGAGCAACATAAGGCAGAAATTTGGGAGTACAAACAGAAAGAAGCTGATTGGATTAAAACTAAAAATGTTTTAGATGGGTCCAAACAAATAATTGATCAACTAAGTTCCAAATTGGTAGAGCAAGTTAGAATAATTGCTGAACTTAGGTATGACAACCAGACTTATAAAAAAGAAATTGAAAAACTTGTTGCAGAAAAAAACAAATGAGAGTAAGAGACTTACAGGAATTTCTTTCCACTTTTACTGCTAGTAACAAGTCAGGTACGAGGCAAGGTAATGCCATAAGTGACGCTGTCATCTATGTTGAGAAAGACGGATTCCTAGAGGAAATTATGAAAATGGAAGTCTACGAAAATAGTCAAACAATCTTGGGAGCCACTAAAAATCACGAGTCTCACCGTTTAGTTTTAAAAACAAAACAGAATAGAAACATAATCATTCCACCTAAATTACGTAATAATACCCTGTAATTGACTGTAATGATTACCTCGAAAATTCAATGGGTCCTGAAGCAAAATTTTACCAAGAAATTAAAAGAAAGTTACCTGAAATTTCGTGGATTAGACTTGAAAATCTTAGCTTATCCGGCACTCCTGATCTATTGGGCTATAATAATTCTGGGCACTTTTTCACTGTAGAACTCAAGGTAACAAAAGGTAACAAAATCAAATTTTCGCCACATCAAATTGCCTTCCATGTGCGCCATCCTAACAACTCATTTATCCTGGTAAAGGCCCTCGGTCCTTTACCCATGAAAACTTTTTCATGGTCCTTGTACCGTGGTACACGGATCAGAGAGCTTGTTACTTTGGGCTTGAAACTTCCTGCTTGTTGTTCTTCGCTTGAAGCTTGTCGCTTGATGTTTGCTGAGGCTTGACGCTTGTCGCTTCCTGAACCTGAACTGGTTCTGGTTTGCTTGTGGCTTGTTGTTTCCTTCTCTCTGCCCGTAGGGCAGCATAATATTTTGGGTGGTGAAATGTCATTAATGCTGGCCGTATGATATATTTTTAATTTCAGAATTCCAGCAATTTCTACAATCTTTGCATTGATTGTCCTGAGATGGTGCTGGGCATGTAGCGTTAGCCGTTACAACAGTTGAAGTATTTTTCCAGCTGGCAGGTGCTGCCTGGTCCACCATCGGTGCGCTAAATCTAATGACCAGATTCGCAGGTGCCCTGTCGAGATGGTCCTTGATCCATGCTTCACGGGTCGGCATCCAGTGCCGCCTTGTGGGTGTTAACCTGCAGACGTCGTATATTTTATTTAAATGTTCTAAGTCCTGTACATCTCCAGAGTCGTGCCAGCGGAACACGTTGGGCTTCTTGCTGTTAATAAGATGTGCCATAGCCCGGACCCATTGCGGTGTGTATATTGCTTTAAGTCTTCTATACTGTGCATCCTGGACCACCTTGAAGACGTAACAGCCTTTCATGGCGTAACAGTCATAACAGACTGAACCAGGGACCTTCTGGAGCTTGGCGCCTGTCTTGCATTCTTTGGCAGGTATACCAATGGACCAGCCAGGCATCTTGCCAGGCTTCGACAGCCCGCCAACCAGTTTCCATGCTTCCTCTGTTTTCATTTTTTATTCTCCTTTATAATCCTACTATTACCAGACAGCTTGCCGCTTGTCAATTGCTTGTTGCTTGTTGGCGCTTTGAACCCGTTGCGCTTCGAGTCTTCTAACCATTTAAAAAACTCTGCACAGCTGGCCAGGTAACTGGCCGGCAGCGTGCCATGGTCCTGAGTGAACCATGGCAGCAGGTTATTGTGTTTAATCTTTTTTTTCATACTTTTGCATATCCTGCTTTACTAGTCTCAGGATCTCTTCTAAAGCATCTGCTATTCTTTTTAATTGTGTTGTATCCATAATTATTCCTTTCTAAATCCATCCTATCATCTCCTGGACCAGCTGTCAAGCTTGCTGCTTGCCGCTTGTGATTTGTTTTTCTTTTTTAGAATCATTCTAATCTGACGCCTTGCGCTTGCAGCCTGTTGTTTGTAACCATTGGCCACGAGCCACGCTAAGTGCAGCTGCAGGATATTAATTCCGTAATTTTCTAATTGTCTACTCATAATTTCTGATCCCAGGCTATACACAGCATAATCTTAAGTGAAGCCTGGTGACAATTGTTTACCGTTCGAACAAGGCTTAACCTGTATATAGCCAGGGATCAGGACTAGTGGTTCAGAGAGGGCAAGCACTCATCTAGAATTATCTTGTCATACCGTTCGGTATCACGCTCTCAGATATAGCCCAGAAATGTCCAGGCACCCTTTTAACTAGTTCTGATCCCAGGTCCAACCGTGTTTTTTCCAGACAATTAAATGTCATCAATTGGACCAGGGATCAGTAGTAGGTTAGTTTTAATGATAACAAATCCAAATCCTAACTTAGCATCTTTTTTTGATACGCTACTATCTGATCCCAGAACCCACAACCTTGCAAGGTGAAGCTTTTAACTTACATAACGCGGGTTCAGGGATCAGTTCTGGCTGTTCACTGCACAAAGACGTTGTGGTACAAGGTGTGATGTACAGCACAACCAGAAGTTGTCCCAATTAAATACCTTTTAAGTCGTTGACCTGCTCTAGCATATTTAAGGGTAGAATAACCCACCAACTTAAAATTAATTTAATTAATCAAATATAATGCTTGACTATCCTATTGTCAAGTGATATTTATTCTTTATGCAAAATAAAAATATAGAAAGGCAAAAATGACAAGACTACGATTAAACCAAGAGTATCGGAACAAGATTGCCAATAGAATGCGAGTACACTTGGAACAAGAAGATACGATTGAAAAACAAAACTATGACAATCTAAAAGCAGATCAGATTGACATAAACGACAAGGCATGGACTATTGCACATAATATAGTTAGACGACATTATACTGATGATGATGTTAAAATGGCATATCACTTACAGAATAAATTTGAGAATGTAAGTACGATTGCTAAAGACAGTTGTTTTCATTTTCATTATCTTGGAATGAAAGAAGATAGAGACTATGACAACAATCCTATAATGAAAGAAGATACTATTGAAAGCCATTTTGATTTTAGATTAAATGGTAGTATGGAGAGTGATAGTGATAGTAATTATAGCGATAGTAGTTATGGTTATGCTTTATTTCGTGATGAACTAAAAGCACAAGAAAACTGCAACCCAGATATTTTGATTGAACAAGAGGGTAAAGATAGCAACCCACACAAAACAAAATATTGTGATAACAACGACAAGTATCTTGGTAATGATAACAAAGGCTATGGTAGAGAGTGGAACGAAAAATATCAATTAGATTTAATTGGTAGAGATTATTGTAGAGACAGATCAATAGCGTGTACTGAACAAGAGTATATGATGTTGATACAATGGAAACAAGCCAAAGGACAATTTGTAATGGCACATCATAAATGGATACAATCTATTTTAGACCAGATGAAAGAAATTAAAGTTGGTCTAAAAGGGTATAAATATCTTGATGAGGCATTAGAACTTGCAACTGAACTTGGTTTAAATATTGATGAGGCTGAAATTATTAGAACTAATAGTACAGGCTTAACTATCTACAATCCTAAAAATCTAGCTGATAGAATAAAAGGAATGAAGAACAAGAGAGTTAAAACTAAAGCAGAAAAAATAGCCGAAAGACTAAAATATGAGGCAGAAAATGGGAGTGTTAAATTTGAAAAAACAGAAACAAGTTTAAATTAACACTTGACGAGGTTATCCTATTGATGATAGGATAACCTTAAATAAATAAAGAAAGAAAGAGAGGACAATATGAAATACTTTAGTTGGTACGCAAAATCACGACAAGCATTTATTAATTGTCGTGGAGTTGATGAACACGAATACTACGATGAATGGAGTGGAAAGTTTAAAACTTTTAAATCAAAACAATGGACAGATCAAAAGGGTTTTCCTTGTTACAATTTTTGGGATATTGACGCAGAACACCCAAGAACTGCAGTCAATTATTCTGTGAGAAAGGCGGAGGCAATATGAAATTATTAATTGGATTAAGCGGATTTGTAATTGCAATGTTAGGTGGAATTTTATCTTATCGATTTGATTTTACTATTGGATTACTCGTTGCATTCTTAGGTGTATTTATGTTTTGGTCAATGCTACCAAGCACAGATCAAAATGAAAGGCTAAGAAGATATGAGTAATTATAATTGGTGTCATGGTCCGGAGTGTCATGAACAACAAACACAATCAAGAGTGCGAGGCTCAGGCGATAATAAAGTTTTAAGAACTATTAAAATAAAACTTAATCCAAACTATCATAATATCCATAATTACTTTTGTAATACTAGATGTCTTTATGATTTTTTAAATAAACATGCTCAGGCTATCTCAGCCATTGCGCCAAGGCGCGAGCCGCTAGAAACACCGATCAAGGTTGTAAAAGAAAAGTACGAGAGTACACGTTGGGATTATGGCTCTAACATTGATGATAGACCACAACGAGTACCATACATGGCGACAAGAACTACAATCAAATCAGTTGACAATGACAATGGATAATGTAGGATAAGGATATGAAAACAGATACAGACAATAGAACAGAAGAAAGACGTAATAGATTTAATGGCGAGTCTATTATGTTAACTAAAGAAGAAGCAAGAAGACACGATTGTATCTTCTTAGCTGAGATCATGGCAACACTAGAAGATAAGAAACTTGGCACAGGTGCTAGCAAGCATTGGAAAATTATGAGAGATCATCTCGATTGGTTTCGTAAGAACAATGCTGAGGCTTACATGGTCTTGCTAGACTAATCATCAACCACGGTGCAGGCGATCGCTCGCCTGCACTTTCTTAAAATCTTTTAATCAATAGAGGTACCACACACAAACCGAACTTCGCGAGTAACGCGAACCCCACTTCCCTTTTATATAAAAAGGGGTCCCACTACTTCAGGTTGAATTGCTTGATTTAGAGAGTTAATGGTGGTAAAAAACTTATTGAACACCTAAGATGGTGCAAAAAATTTTATAAAATTTTTTATGAATTTAGATAATATAGATATAAGTAAACTACCTGCTGAAGTCCGTAAAGAATTACTCCAAGTAGATGTATTACTTGCTGAGAAAAAAATAAAAAATATGGCTCACAAGGATTTTATGTCCTTTGTCAAAGCTGTGTGGCCCGAGTTTATAGAGGGCGCACATCACAGAGTCATAGCACAAAAGTTTAATGACCTTGCTACAGGAAAAATTACGCGTCTAATTGTAAATATGCCACCTAGACATACCAAGTCTGAGTTTGCATCTTACCTGTTACCAGCATGGATGGTGGGCCGTAATCCAAAATTAAAGATTATTCAAGCAACTCACACAGGAGAACTTGCAATTAGGTTTGGTCGTAAAGCAAAAAACTTAATTGATTCTCCTGAATATCATAAAATTTTTAAAACTAGACTACAGGAAGACTCTCAGGCTGCAGGAAGGTGGGAAACTGCGCAAGGTGGTGAGTATTTTGCTGCTGGTGTAGGTGGAGCAATTACAGGAAGAGGTGCTGATCTACTAATAATTGACGATCCACACTCGGAACAAGACGCAATGTCAGCGACAGCGATGGAAAATGCGTACGAATGGTACACATCTGGTCCAAGACAACGTCTTCAACCTGGTGCAAAGATAGTTTTAGTTATGACACGTTGGTCAAAAAAAGATTTGACAGGAATTTTGTTACAAAATCAAAAAGAAGTTAAAGGCGATCAGTGGGAAGTGGTCGAATTTCCAGCGATCATGGACCAAGGAACTGAAAAAAAACCTGTTTGGCCGCAATATTGGAAATTAGACGAGCTTGAAAAAGTAAAAGCAACGCTTCCGGTTGGAAAATGGAATGCACAATGGATGCAACGTCCAACTTCTGAAGAAGGAGCCATAATAAAACGTGAATGGTGGAAGAAATGGGAAAAAGATTGGCTTCCAAGTTGTAATTATGTAATTATGTCTATGGATACCGCTTTTTTAAAAAAAGAAACCGCGGATTACAGTGCAATTACTACTTGGGGTGTGTTTCATCCAAATGAAGACTCTAAACCTAATTTAATTTTATTAGATTCACTAAAAGATCGTTATGAGTTTCCAGAATTACGAAGAGTTGCTCTTGAGCAGTATAAATATTGGAATCCTGACATGGTAATAGTTGAACAGAAGGCATCTGGAACTCCATTAACGCACGAATTGAGACAAATGGATATTCCAGTGATGACATTTACGCCAAGTCGTGGTAATGATAAGCACGTACGAGTAAATTCATGCGCACCATTGTTTGAGGCAGGAATAATATGGGCCCCTGATATGAAGTTCGCAGAAGAAGTCATTGAGGAATGCGCGTCATTTCCTTATGGCGATCATGATGATTTAGTCGATTCTATGACTATGGCTGTCATGCGATTCAGGCAGGGAGGCTTCCTACCCCATCCCGAAGATTATGAAGATGAAAAAAAAGAACCTAGGAAATTGGAGTACTATTAAAAATGGCAGTAAATGTAATATATGCAAAAGTTCTTGAGCTTCTTAAAAGAGCGGGAATTGATCCTCAAAAATTTATAGGAACTATAGATCCTAATAAAATTAAAAAACTTACAACTAAAACTGAGAAAACAGCTACTAAACCAAAATTAATAGATGCTTTAAACAAAGATAAAGCAACTTTTGGTGATGCGTTAAAAATATTTGAAAATGAAGCTAAATATATTTCTCAAATGAATGAAATGGAGCTGACAAATTTTGCTAACAATTTACAAGATTATTTTACAGTTGGTGGAAAAGTTAAATACACTCCATCCAACGTTGTAACAACAGAAGGTACACCTGTTGTTGGAAAAAAATTAACAAACCTTGCTGAACGAAAAGGCGCTGCGGGTAAAGCAGATGACACTTCTCTTCAGGGTTCTATGGAAGGTCTAATGTCCTTGGTCGATGAACTTAAGGGTATATCTCCAAAAATGAGAAATCAAATGAACCGTGATGAGTTAGCTAAGTTTCTTCAAAAGATGAGAGGTAGAAAATTTACCAATGACGAAATTAAATTAGTTCGTGAATATATGGATCAATACGGAATTGGTTTGGCTAAAGAAAAAGGAGCTCCAGCAATGGAGTATGCAAAAAAATTGGGAGCTAAAAATAAAGAAGAATTTCAATTTATAGAAGAGTATTTAGATAATATTCAATCTTATTCTCCACAAGAGTTTAGAGAAATGTTTGACGTTAAAAAAATTAACATGGATCTTTCAGATTTAATTGAAAGAAAATTAGAAAAGCATTTTAAGAAAAAATATAAATGGGACGATACTAAAAGAGATGGTGGGTTAGATGAGATTACTTATGAAAAATATGAAGATGATCTTTATGAAACTGGAAAAGAATTTTCTGATTTTCATCGAACCTATGACTCAAGCGCTCCGTTTGGAGAAAGCAAATATCAATCTTGGTCTAATAATCCAAAAAATTGGATAGATGAAGCAAGTGAAAAACTTCAAAGTATTACGGGTGATGGATTAAACGTAGATTTTTATAAAAGTTACACAGATGATGTTTTAGGTAAATATCCAAAACCAGAAAAATTTCAATACGGTGGTCCGGTGATCAAGGGCCCTGATATGGGGGCCACGGCTCACGGATCTGGGGAATTACTTGCACGATCTAGAATATTACAACCTGGAGGACAAACAACAACGTCAACAGGATTAAATTATTTATTAGGTGAAGACGATACAACTAGAATTCCTTTTGCTGGTGGTAAATTAGTAGACATGAGTCGTAGAGGATTTTTAAAATTTGTAGGTGGGACAGCTGCTAGTATTGCTGCATTAAAATCAGGTTTAGTAAAATTAATGGGTGGTAAAAATCCGGAACAAGTTAAAAAAGTAATTGATGAAGTTGTAATTGCTAAAGAAACAGGAGCACCAGAATGGTTTCAACCTTTAGTTAATAAAATTTTAAGAGAAGGGAAAGACACTGATATTACCTACAGTGAAAGACAAATTGGAAAAGTAATGGAGACACCATCTGGTAAAGTAGATGTAATTTATAAAATGGACACAGGTGAAGTAGAACTTTCATTTGTTGGAAAGAACACTGCCTTAGGTGAGCAAGTAGATTTAATTTATAAACCAGGACAAGCAGATGAAATGACAAAAGGAGCAAAACCTGCAGATGAATTTATAGCAGCGGAAACTGTTCCTGAAGGACATATGCATGGACCTGATGATTATAGTATAGATATTGGTTCTTTTGAATCATCAAATGTTGGAGACCTCTCATCAGATTTAACAGAACTTAAAACTTTTGCGACAGGAAAACAACCAACTATGAAAGAAATTGTTGAAGGTATTAAAAAGAAAAAAGTTAGAGAAACAATGGAAAAAGATCCTGGTCAATACTTAACAGACGTTTATGGTGACTATGATCCTTATGCATCCGGTGGGCTTGCAAGATTGTTAGGAGAATAATGCGAATAGATAAATTAAGAATGGGTGAAGCATGGATAAAAGAAGATGACGCTACACCACAAGAAGCAAAAGCAACTTGGGATACTTTAGAAAAAGAATTTGAAGATAATAGAAAAATGTTATTAGCAAGTGCTGAGACTGATGCAATTATTCAAACTATAGACGACAAGTTTGGTCCGGGAACCATGTTCCCTGCATCTGAGGCACCTATACCAGAAATGACGGACACTCAACGTATCATGGAGTGGGAAGAGAGAAATAGAAAAGCTGGTGGGGGACGGATCGGGTATGGTGATGGTGGAATTACACTTGTTAAAAATAAAAGTAAAAATGTTGTAGGTGAAAATTTAAGATTATTTAATCAAAATAAATTATATCATTTAAGATTAGGCGGAGATAAAAAAAATTATTATGGAACTAAAGAACAATTAACTAAAATATTTAATAAAAGAAGAACAGCTGGGGGAGCACAGGTTGTAAAAAGAACAATACCCCAAGGTTTTGTAACAGGAGAAGAAATGCTTAAAGCAGCTAAAAAGAAAAATATTTTTGTGGGTACAGGGAGGGATCCTAATAACTTTGCTACTGTTTTTGATTTTCCTAAAACCATGGTTAAAGGTAAAAATTTTTATGACATAAGTAAATTAAACGATGAAAAAGCAGTTGATACAATATTAGAAGCTCAAGTAAGAAGTGGTTCTGCAACTGATTATGCAAAGAAAAAATTTCCAGTTAAATCTGCATACGACCATACAAAGAAAAGATATGTTGCAGAGAAAGAAGCAGGGGGAGTCAAAGATAGTGGTTGGGCTGGTAAAAGAGGAAGCGGTGTTCAATTAGGGCACGCAGATGATTTTTGGTATGGTAGAAAAATTACTCCTCAAAATTTATTATACACTCCAACAGAGATTAATAAATTATTAGGTGATAAAGGAATGATCGACGATAAAATTCATGCAGTTTATGAAAAACAAGAATACGGAAAATTAACGAAAAAAGGTGAGGAGTTAAAAAAATTTTTAAATGAAACGGACGCAACGCTTACACGATTAGCTGATCAAACGGATGGTTTTAAACAAGTAACACTTAGTAATAATAAACCTTATGGGGGCGGTAAATTTAGTGTTGATATGTTCGATGAGTTTAAAGGAAAGTCTCAAAAAGAAACTATAGACTTTGTAAATAAATGGAAAGATAAAAAAATTATTACAGAAGAAATGGTAAAGAATAATCCTGACCTTAAAGTAACTCCATTAGACGAAGTAGAAAATATTAAAAAAGCAAACTTTTTTGAAATAAATAGAAAAGCAGCTTATGACGCTGCTTTAAAAATGAGCCAAAAAGACAAAACTAAAATCATGGAAAAAATTAAAGAAAAGGATTTTAATAAACAAATTTCAAATTACATTACAGGTAAAACTAATAAGCAACCAATGGTTTCGTCCGGATTAGCTGGTGCGTATGATCAATTATTAAATGACCCTGTAATGAAAAAATTATTAAATTCTAAAGGTTATAAAGATTTTGCTAAACTTGCAAAAACACCTGGTAAATTTTTTGGTATTGGAGATGTTGCATTTGGTTATTTAGATTTTTTAAATAATACACAAAAAGGTCAGGATACTGAAACAGCTACTAAAAATGCAATTTCAGCTATGACATTTGGTGGTTATCAAGGCGATAAAAGAAAAAGAATAGCGGATATAAAAGAACTGGCGGTAAAAGGAGGTGTAAGTCCAGAAGTTTTTGATAACATAACAGTCTTTAATGAAAATCAAAATAAATTAGTACAAGCTATTACCAATGCAAAAAATAACTGGGACTATTATACAAAAAAAGGTTTAACCGAAGAAGCAAACAGAATAGAAAAATTGGGTGGTCAAATTGCAACAAATTTTGCTAAAAACATTGAAGATGCTGGTAAGTCTTTAAGAACTAATTTACAAGTTCAAGAAGCAGGAGCCCCTATTGATATTAATGTAGATGAACAATGGAAACAATCTTTTGAAAATGTAAGATCAGCAGGTATAGATTATAGAACACAACAAGCTAAAGAGGCTTACGATACACAAAAAAGACAAGTGAACCCAGGTGCTGGTGAAATTGGTAATTGGTTATTAAATAATATTTTTACATTGAATGCACGGGAAAAAGCAGATCTTCAAAAACAGCTTAATGATATGGATGAAAAAGAATTGTATAGATATAATTTACAAAGAGGTATTAGCCCCGATCAACCTTTGTCTGGACAAAGCACTTTAGAATTTATACTTCAAAATCCAGAAATATATGGAAGTCCACAAAGTTATTTTGATGGTGGCATAGCAAGTTTAAGGAGGAAAAAATGATAAAAGACAAAAAATCAAATCAACGTAAAAATCCCACGTTGGTTAATAAAAATCCTGCATTTAAATGGTGGGCAGTTCCACCTAAAAAAGGACCTTTATCACAAGGCTTGAAAATTAAGCCAAAACAAGTTAAGAAGGTATAGGAGAATTTAAATGGCAGAAATTGATAAAAGTCTCCCAAACATTAAAGAACCTGAAGTTGAAGTTCAGGAACAAGATATTGGGATATTTGAAGAAACACCAAAAGGACCTGTAGAAATTACTGAAGACGAAGAAGGTGCAACAATTGACTTCGATCCTAACGCTATGCAAATGCCTGAACAAGGTGATCACTTTGCAAATTTAAACGAACTTCTTCCTGAAGACGTTACTGATCCAATTGGTGGTCAATTACAAAACGATTATCAAGAATACAAAACTTCAAGAGCTGAATGGGAAAAAGCTTATATTACGGGTTTAGATCTTTTAGGATTTAAATACACAAATAGAACAGAGCCTTTCCAAGGAGCAAGTGGTGCAAC